GGGCTGAAGTGGCTCGTCCTCATCCCTAATACGCGCACCACGAGCCTTAAATCCAGCAGGCAGGTTAGATAACGTGCCAGCATCAATAAGCTGCCGCAGCAAACTGGTAGATGCCTGAGACAAACCGCCAATCATATGGGTCAAACCAAAGCCGTAGAAGCCAAGTCCGGGCAGAAACTTGTAATGAACAAAGTATTGCTGCCTGCGCATCAGCATATCGTTCTGGTCATAGTTCCTGCGAATAGCGAGAACATCACCAGTGGACTCAAGGATGGTCACAATGTACGGAACACGAAGGCCGCTAGGCTCTCCGTTCATGTCCATGTCCTCGAAACCCTCAAGATCCAGTGTTGTATGCACCTCATACAACGTCATCTCGTAGGACTTACCGGACAATTGTACGCCTTGTGCGCCGTCGATAGCTTCTTGAACGTCTGAATAGTCAGACTCGCTTGTGCCACCTGTCGGAAGATCAATGTCTCTGTAGAAACCAGCAATTTGCATCTTACGCACTTCGTTGCTATCCATGCGAATAACATGCGTAATGCGAGGCGCAGTAAGAAGATCAGTTGCTCCATAAGGCACGATGAGGTCTTCAGCGTGAACAAACTTGCTCACACCACGCTGAAGCAGCGGATCAAAGTAAACTTTCTTGAAGGTAGAACCTACAATCGGTAGATAGAACAGCATCTGATCCGTCTCAGGATCATACTCCTCCATCTCGTAGGTGAGCATGTAATTCATGTAATTCTTTACACGCTCTGCTTGTGCGACTGTTTCTTCAGTCTCAACGCCCACAGTCTGACAACGCACAGGACCACCTGACGGCAGCATCTCACGATACGCCTGTGCTTGAAACTGCGTTACAGATTCAGAAAGAAGAGGGTGTACGACGCCAGTAGCACCAGCAAAAGGCTCTGAACGCTCATCATATTCCATCCCAAGAAGGTTGATGCCGCGCTTGTAAGTCTCTTCCCAATCATCACGAGATGACAGGTCATCTTCGATCTCACCAACGAGATCAGATGAAACACGCATAAGCTCTGCTTCATCTATATACTGAGCAAGGTTTGCGTCAAAAGGAACGGGAGCTACTTCGATCTGCTCTTCTATCTCTCCAACAAGAACAGACCCATCTGCCATTTGCTGAATGTCAGGGTTCTCGGGCAGAAGAGGCGCGACCTCTATTTCCTCTGGATCCATACCGTCCATGGGTGACTGTATGCCACCAGCGCCGATACCTTTTTCAATCGCCATATTTCACTCCCATAGGTGAGGCTGACATCGGCGCTACTCGGTGTGGGAAAAGTAGCTGTGCCATCGAAGGGCAAGAGACACAAAGCCAGACGCCAGCCTCTTTACCCTTATACATGCTTACCGGATTCCCTTGAACCCTCTGCCACTAATAGCAGAACGTGCGCCACGAACTTCCCCACCATTCTCATACTTCTGAGCAAGATCGGGGTTCATCTTCTGTTGAACTTTTTCTGGCAGCTTGGAGAAACCTTTGAACTCAGCAGGAACAGCGCCGCCTTCTTTAAAATTCTGCCTTCCTTCTGGCTTCATTTTTCCAGTAATACTACCTTTCGGCACAGGCGGCCTTTCTGGCTTCATTTGACCAAGCATTTTTTCAATATCTGCCCTACTCATTGAGCGCTCGGGCTTCATTCTCTCCATAGCTTCTTTTATGAGATTTCTAGCGGTCGGCTCTTTGCGAGTAGTCTTACCGGGCTTTCCGGGGATAAACAAAGGCTTTGGGGTGGGAACCGGAATCTTCTTCTTTTTGTCAGCCATCAATAATACTCCTTACGCCTTCGATATGCGTGAATGTCCTCGTCCTCATAGTCAGCACGAGTGCGAATAAAACCACCTTGCCTAAAACGAAGTATAGCCTGTGTCATGCTATCGGCCAAGTCGTCGTGTTCTCCGTTAGGAAACGCCGCACACTCCTCAATGACCTCTTCAGCCCATCTAGTGTCTGGTGACCACACCATGCCACTCTCAAAGACAGGTGAGCAAGCGTTCATACGAGAAAACTTGTCCGCACCCCTGCCGGGCGTAAATGCACTCACAGGGATCCCCATCTGGCGCAATTCATGCGTAAGCGGCGTACCAGACGCCTTCTGCTCTATAAGCACCATGTCAGGGTCATAGTCGTTGTAAAGCCTCAAGGCCGCGTCCTTTAGCTCTGGGAACTCCCATCGTCCTTTTTCCGCATCCAAGAGAATAATGGCAGGCTCATCACCTTCGTCCGGATAGAAGATGCCCCACGTTGTAATCGCGCTATAGTCTGCTCTTTGACTTTTCGTAAACGCTGTATCGTAGCTTTGAATAATGTATTCACACGCTGGAGGATCATCAGCTTCCCAAACATTCCACCACTCCCTTTTGATGATTGCGCCTTCTTCGGCGGTCGGGTTCTGGAGGTACTGCGCATTCCACTTACTAACAGGAATACTTGCCCTAACACCTTCTAACTCGTCTCTGCTCCAGAATTCGGGCCACAACACGTTGTCGGTATCGGGGAAGATCGCCGGAAACTCCACAACCTCCCACTGGTCCGCTCCGCCCTCGGCTTGCTTCTGCAATACCTTCGCGGTCAAATCCCTGATCGACCACCTCGTCATTACGATGATGATCGCTCCGCCCGGCTGTAGTCGTTGTCTCGGTCCTGATGTGTACCATTCGTAAATCCCATCCAACGCGGTGGGAGACAACGCATCCTGCTCTGATACAGGATCGTCAATAATACAAAGGTTGGCACCACGACCTGCCAGCGCACCGCCTACACCAACAGCATAGTATTCTCCACCTTCGTTCGTGGACCAGCGACCACTAGCCTTAGCGTCCCTAGCCAATTCGATCTCAGGAAAAACATCACGGTAAATCTCACTGTCGAGAAGGTTCTTCACCTTTCGACCAAAGCCAACTGCAAGCTCGGCAGTGTGCGTCGCCTGAATGATCTTGGTATGAGGATCACGCCCCATAACCCACGCAGGAAACAAATAACTCGCAAATTCAGACTTCGTATGACGCGGAGGCATGTTCACGATGAGCCTCTTTAGCTCCCCCCGCGCAACACGCTCTAACTTCTCGGCAAAAATTTTGTGATGACTGCCAGCAATAAAGCTGGGCCAGACATGACGAACAAACTTCAGAAACTCACCCTGAAGCTCGTCACGCTCATGTAGTTCTTTGTATTTGTCGAGATGCTTACTAAGCTGTTCTAACTCAGCATCAGTAAGGTACTCTGTGTTTATGTTAAAGGCTTCGTCCACAGCCCTACGCTACTTTCAGCGCCTCCAAGAAATCGTCAGCGGCTTTATCCAAAACTGCGCCACCATCCTGCATAGCCCTTGGAGCCGGGCGGTTAAAGCTTGCCAGCAAATCCAAGAACGACTGCGGAAGAAACGTCGGCGCAGTACCCTCAGTGGGCAAAATGCTAGGAACAGTTACCGAAACATCTCTTCGTGTCGATGGGACAAGAACGTCAGTGGGGTCTGGCACGCTCGGTGGAAAACCCGTAGTGGGTGGAGTAATCATAAGTGGCGGGGGCGTTGTATCTGCGGGATCTGTAGCTGGCGGCGGAGTGGCAGGGGTCTGCCCTGAAGCGCGCTCATCATCATCACTTTGATTAGGCTGCTGACGATTGACAATTAGCGCGCCTGTCTGCGGATCAACAGTATATGAAGCACCATCTGCGCCAAAAGGATTATAACCGGCTCTTCCTGTATAAACCCTGCCAAACGGACCATCGTCAGCGTAACCAACGATCTGGTTGGTATCAGCAGCAATAATTGCCTGCTTATTCTGATTCACAACGTTGTCAAAGATGTCCGTGGCCTTTGAGCCACCAAGAGCGCTGGCAACCTTGGAAAGAATAGGTTCAGCCAAAGCGCTTAAACCCTGCCCTTTATTAACACGCGCATCCTTGATGCCCATGCGATTCTCAAGGTCGGCAAACCTGCTTACAGTGCGCTCACTATCCTTACCGCGATTGTAAACAACATCGCCAGCCATCAATTGGCCAAGCGGGTTTATCGGGTCAGTCTCACGAGGCTGTGGATTACGAGCCAAGAAGTCATCAATAGGAGACTGAGAAGAAACCAAAGGATCAACAAAAACATCGCCTAACAAATCGTCAAACTGCTCTGTTTTATCAACGGCAAGAATGCTTTTAACAGCGTCATCTAACCTTTGATCAGCAGCCATATTTTGATTGGCAAAAAACTCATCTGTGTCAGTTAGCTCTCCTATAATCCTGCCAGACGTATCAGTGCGCGGAGCGCCAAACGTCAGATCAGTGGGAGTCACTGAAGCGATGATATCATCTCTAAGTTGTTGAGCAGCCTCCATCTGTTCCACAGCAGCTACAGCTTGATCTACAGCTTGGCTCGTTGAATCACCATCATCACCACCCCCACCAGATGGAGGCTCAGAGCCACCGTATGACGGAATGTCGCCAAAGTAACTTTCGTTTCGAGCGCGGCGCTCAGCCTGTTGCTCAGCAATGCCACGGCCACTTTCAAAGCTTTCGCCACTTTTGAACGTAACACCACCACGCCGCATACCAACAGGACCACCATCCTCGAATTTGACAGGAACATCATTAAATGCAGCGCCAAGGCCACCCTGCATAGCCTGAAGTGGCTGCATTGGGTTGTTTAGTCTAAAATTGTAACCCTCTGCAAACTGATCGAAAGGCATCTCGCCGGGCAACACAACGCGTCCCATGAACCCGTCGTCGCGCTGACGACGAGCATCAGCTTGCGCTTGTGCATACGCATCTCGTGCAGAAAGAGGCTGCGCAAACGGTAAAGAACTAGGCGGTGTCTGCATAGGCGCGGTACGCTCAAATCGCTGCTCTAAATAGCCCGGTCGTTCAGGGTCGAAAAAACTCATATCGAAACCCGGTAGCGGCGGAGGCAGCCTACCGCCGCCAAAACCACCACCAGATGACACACCGCCACCAAAACCACCGCCGGGTTCACCGCCGTAAACAACAGTGTTCAAAGCTTCAACCATCTGGCCAGACATCTGACCCAAATCCTGCAAACCACCTACAACGCCACCATCAGCCATCGGCGCAGGAGCAAAAATGTCGATCTGATCCATCGGGGACGGCATAGGTGCCGGAAGCATAGGGGCAATTGGCGCAGTAGTAGGTGGCATGACCGGACGATTCATGCCCTGCATGAACTCCTTGAACTGCGCCCTCTGACTCGGATTTGTGCGAATGTCTAACTGTGGCGGTGCGTTTGGTGCCGCTTGCGGTGGTGCCATCGGCCCCATAAAATTTGCCATCCGATTGCCCCTTTGATGAAAATCCAAGAGGAATCATATGTTATTCAGGAAATTTTGACAACAAGTAGTCAATCTCCTTCAAAGACTGACGCAACAGCTTGTCAGTCTCCGCGTCCATGCCCTCATGTGAGTCAAGGGCCAAACACAAACGACTAAGACGATCACGATCAAAAGCCGTCAGGGTGCCTTGAGGCGCTAGGGTACCTTCGTCGTCTGAACCACCACGCGCCAAATAACGCAAAGACAATTCAACCGACCTCGGAATATCACGCTCACCAGTTTCGTAATAACAATACATCCGGTGGCTAATCCCCAAGGCACGAGCCAACGCAACCTGCGTCATGTTCATATCACTACGCCTGCTGCGAAGCTCGTTGCCACCCCACATGCTGTAAGATTCTTTAGCCTTGTACACCTTGAGCCTCCAACATCCCATGACGAACCATGTCAGATGTCATGTCCTCCAAAGTGTTAAAGCGAACGGCCTTACCGCTCCAATCGCATGCCAGCGCAGCCGCCGTGCGACGCCACGCATCATCACTCGCATCAGCAGAACGGTTCACACTCCGCCACGCATCCAAGAACCCACTCGCATCTGGAGCCTCGAACTCAATAGGTTCGCCAACATTCAATACAAACTTTGGCACTTTGCCCTCCTGTTTCAGTTAACAGGTACAACATAGTGCAACGATTGCAAGAAGTCAACAAAAAAAAGGGGGCCGAAGCCCCCTTTCGCTTTTTTAGTACCCACGCCGGGGATGTTTCTTAACGTAGAGGTTTGGAGTGTTGACTACATCCTCTGCATCCATGCTCTTGAGATGTTTGAAGATGGCCGCATGTGTCGTGGCTGCCGAACGACACAGTCCGAAAAGGTTAGTGTCAAACCAAGAGTGTTCCTTGTAATAATCGGCATCACTCAGCAGTTCACGCAAAGCCTCATTGTCTGTGCCGTCGATGAAATAGTGAGTCTTGGTCTGGTGAATGATTGTCGGCGCAATCAAATCACGCTCACAATGGTCGTCATAGAACACCTTGCCAATCTTGATGGTGTTCGCCTTTTCAAGTGAAGTCATTTCTGATTCCTTTCTCAGTTGTTTCTTCAGTTGGTAAAAGGATTCTAGCAAAGATTGAGATACCTGTAAAGCAATAAAGTGGGGATTTATAATTTTTTTTGGGATTGTTTGTGGGAAACTTGGTGCAAACCCTTGCCATACGCTGTCTGACAATAGGGGTTTCCCTATACCCACCCCGCCCCCGTTCCGGGCCGCATGACCGGCGATAGGGTACCTACGCGCCGCGCCGATATCATACCCTATTCATAGCATGCCGATTGCTGGCGTTTTAAGCGCCGTATAGGGCGAACAATTGTGCGGGTGGCAGGTAGGTACCAGACAAAAGAAAAGGCCGCCAGCGGCGGCCTTTTGCATTTTGTGGTTTTGGCGACTAGCGGCGCAATGCGTCGCGCCGCGCGTTGAAGAACTCGAATGTCTGATCATCCAAGCCTGCCCACACCGACGTTACGCCGCGCCGGTTCTCGGGATAGAGCGCGACGCCACCGGCGACGGTGGTTTCGATTTCACGCGCTATCTCATAGCCGTTCAAATCGTGACCGCCATTGCTGGCACCATACCGGTGGCCATAAGCCTGTTGGGTGTGGGTGATGACCGCTTGATCACCATGCGTGTTGCGCCATTCGGAAACGCGCGCGCGGATTGTGTCGGCGGTCCAACCGGTGGCCGCGCTAATCTCGGAAACATGCGCGCCACCATCGCGACGGCACATATCCCACATGACCGCCAGACGCGAGCCGTTACGGTGCGGCGCGTCCGGTGTAGCGACGGTGGTGGTTTGCGGCGCGGTATAGTCCAGACGCTGCAAATCGCTATAGCGGAACATGGCGTCGATCAACAGGCACCAAGCTTCAAGCTTTTCGATTTCCAATGTGGCTTGGTGCTGGCGGAATTCAACGGTGCCAATGCGTGACCATGTGGCCATGTTGATTGCGCCAAACTTGCCGCCAAGCATATCGGCCATGCGCGCGGCATTGTCGGCGCGCTCAAACTGATCGGCGGCGTGGCCACCGAATGCCAGCGTGCGAATAGAGCGGCAAAACCGCGACGCATTGCCATGTTCGCGACGTGACGGTGCCAGAATGGCGTCAATATCGTTTTGGTGAGCGGCATAACGTTGGATAACGTCGCGAACCAATGCGAGCGGCATAACGTCTGCCATATCGGGCGCGACATAGTAGGCGCGGTCATCATTATCGCCTGCCGGTGGCGTATGGGCCAACTTTGAAGCTTGCCAGAATTCGCGCGGCGACTGATTGCGGACCGCGCGGTTTCCAATATGAACATGAAGACCGCAACCTGATTTCGAGACGCGGCCACCGTTGCGCTCAATGAATTCTAGCAACATGCGGATATCGTCATGCGCGCCGCCTGCCATGTGAAGCGGGAACGGTGGCAGGACAAATTCGCAATCCACATTAGGACTAGCGTCGCTTTTCGCGGCAACCCAAGAGAAACCGTTAGCGTCTAGCAGGTTCTGCCAGTCATCCACACTAAGCTGATTGCGGTTCTGATTATGAACTTCAACTTCCGCGCCGCCTTGGAGATACATGTTGTTTTCGATGTAAGTCATTGTTTTCATTCCTTTTTTTCGGTTGTGGTAGGGCATAGCTCCGCCCCTCACCCTCTAAGTTAATGATTTATGCAGTGATTGCAAGAACAATTGCACACCTTTTATATATAAAAAAGAAATTATCTGCTAAACCATTGGATTCATTGAATAAATCAGCTCAAAAAAATAAGGCTGATTTTGCCGAGATCCGGGCCGGGCGAACCAGAACAATTGTTCGGGTCTTCGATGAGTATCAAATGATACTTCCGCCAAAAAAAGGGGCCGAACCCGAAGGCCCGACCCCGATCCCCGATGCCCGATCCCGAACAATTTCACGCCCGATCCCGATATTCCGAGTAGTCCCGTGCGTTGTAAAGCTCCGACTCATCAAGCCCGAAGTCCCGATATCCCTGAAGGATGGTGTTGAAGTACCCGATATCAGGGTAGGCATAGCCCGAATGATTCATCTGGTAAGTCATCATACCGTTGATCATAACCTGACGGTAAAGCCCGTGCTTAACGCCCTCGTACCTATCAAGAGCGGCCTCGTCTTCTGGCCCGATCTCCCAGATACCGACCGGGAGCATGTCTTCAGGCTCCCCGACTTCAATGTCGGCGACGCCCCGGAAAACGAGCCGCCACCCCGGAAAGTATGCAGACCCCAACGGCGTTGCCGTTGGGCTGCGGTATGACATTTGCTCAACGTTCAGATTAGAACCGTAAGCAAAGTAGAGTTTCCTTATTGCCATTTGTGAACAACCTCCTCGCCTACGATATAGGCGTACATATTAACGACCCGCTCTGGATCGCTGAGATCAGTTGTCACCTCGCCGAAGTTGTCTTCTTCATACTCTTTGACGATGCGAATGATCTCGAAAGCCTTGCTGCCCATCCACTGCTCGGCCTTGTATGTGCCGATAATGAAGTAATCCATGTTAAACGCGTGGTGGTGCCAATCTTCTTTGTTATTGCGCAGCCATTCCATGTCTTGGTCATTCATCCAATCAACAAAGCGCTGCTCGATTTCGTCGTACTTGTAGAAGTCTGAGTGTGCCATGACGGCCTCCCTTGTCTGGTTGATGTGTATATATATAAGCAATCATTGCAAACCTGTCAACAAGAAAAACAGCAAAAAAAGAATCAAATGATACTTTCTCAACATGCATGTAGCGCAACGAGGAACACGAACAATTGTACGGACTTGAGCAGCAGACAAAAAAAGACCCCCCAGCCCGTGCTGCTGGAGGGTCAGACTCAGGGGTTGCCCTGAATCTATTTCTTGTACATCAAGGCTGCTCCCAACCCGAGAGTCATAACCCCGATCCACATCATTCCTGCGTGAATCCAGAACGCTGCTTCGCTTGTCGGCTCAACACCTGTAAGTAACACCAGCAGCAACATTCCGATTGTGGCAAATGCAAATCCTAACTTTGGCATAACGCCCTCCTTTTCAGTTGACTCATTATATATAGCAGTCATTGCGACCCTGGTCAACAACAAAAAGCATCTTTTTTGTTTTTTTTTTGAAACGGACAACTCGAACTAGGGGGAGCAGCAACTGCGTTTGAACTTCGGAGTTTGCGTACAATTGTACGGGTGATTACGAAGAGGGAACGTGGATTCCAAAAGGGGGCAGCCCCCGCTCGGAGGATTCGGGGGCTGCCTTTCTTCAGGGAGATCCTGATCAATGCGTAAGATCCCGACCCCGATCCCGAACAATTGTACGGGTTCTGGCCCGGCCCCGAAAAGGCCCGGCTACCTGTTGCATGAGCAGCCGGGCGAGTCGGGGAGGAAGCCCGATGATACCCCGATCCCGAAGCCCGATGTCAACCCCGATCCCGATCAGCCCCGATCCCGAGGCCCCGAACCCGAACAATTCGTCTAAAAACCCGATGATCCCCGTTCGATCCCCCCGCACGGGGCGCGCAGTGAGATTTAGTGGGACTTACGCTATCTCACACTATATCTTGTGGGTCATGTTCGATAACTTCTGTATCTGGTGTGACATTCACCATCCGAGACTCAGCTAACCGGCGGAACTCCTCCAGTTTTTGGCTGATTTCCTCCTTGGTCGCTGCTGTCACATCTTGCTTCACAACATGCTGCTTGTTGATCAGTAGTCCTGCTGCCTTCAAACGTAGCTCTTCAGCCCTGATTGCTTCGCTCAGTTTACCTGCCTGCCATGCCTCGTCCCTGATCTTTTTCAGATCGCGGATAGACTTGTCCACAGTGACGCCGAACTTGCTTTGTGCCTCAAGCCTCATCTCTTGCAGGCGCTCTTGTACAACGCTGTTCTGAAGTAAGCGCACAGCGGATACGGATGGGTTCTTGTACCCAGCCTCACGCGCTGCTGCGGTTTGTGTCATGTCTTTGTGCAGGTAATTATTCAGGAACTCCTGCTGCATAGGCTTCAGACGCTTTAGTCCAGCCAGTGATGCCTCCTTGGGCAGGTTCTCGCCGACCTTTGGCATTACGCGCTCCTAGTAGCTTAGATGGATTATGTTCTGGTTATCGTCGTCAGGATAATAAAACACACCGTTTTCGGTTTGCTTCCATCCTGCTCTCAACATTCCTGTTCGCTCTGCGTTGGCGTCCAGTATCTGTTCGATCATTTGTTCGTATTTGGTCAACTCGTCGGTTTCATCATCCATATCTGACCTCACGCTACAGGGGGAAGGTTCGTATACCTTCCCCCCTATTTATAGGGGTAAAAAAACCAAAGTTGTAAGTTTCAATGTTTTCAATAGCTTACAACCCCATTTTTGGTTACTTTTAGCAATCACTGCCACCACTAAGTTGTAAGTAACAAGCCACTGAAAACATTGAACTTTATGAACTTACATCCATTTACTTACAACTTTGTAACCAACTAACACAAACCAGAACGAACCAAGAACACGAACAATTCCACTGGTTACGTCGCATGCTCGGCACTGTCGTTAAGCTCGTCATAAATCTTGAGCTTCACGCGGTCCCATGCCTGACGAACTGTCGCCTCCTCTTGCGGTAAGGTATCCAACTGCTCGTTCTCGTCGTACTGAACGTACTGCGCTTCAGCCATGGCGCGCAAGACCGCCATGGCTTCGTAGTATGTCAGCACAAGATGGATACCGCTATCAATCTTGTTCATCGTCTTCTTCCTCTGCATCGCGTTCTAACATCCGCGCTTCGTACACGGCCTCTTCAACGTAGCGGAAGGGGCCAGCCACTGTGATGTCCAACTTGGTGTCCACCACATAAGCCTTATACCAGCCCTCTTCAGCGACCATAAAACGCTCACTCATAACTTTGTCACCTCCGCCCAGATATCGCCATCTGCGCCCTTGCATGCATCGTACACCCAATCTTCTTCCTTCTGGATATACTCAATGATCTCCAACTCATCAGTCAAATCAGACGGCACGTTTACGTCAACGAACCACTCCATATGTTCGGTCACCTTGACCTGAACTTTCCTCATGTCATCCATAACGAACCTCCCCAAATACACCAAGCTGGAAGATGTGGTCAGCGTCATTCGCGTCCCAATCATTATTATTCATAATTGCGATCTTGATATTATCAGGCAACAGCGAGATACCCTTGTGGATAACGTCGAATGTTTTCACCTTCACGGTCTCGCTGTAGACGCGGGAGTCCCACTCATCCGCCCCATGGCTTACTGTCACCTCAAAGTTTTCCAAGAGATGTGGGCCGCTTTTCAGGCTTGGCAGATCGTCTTTGAACAGCATGCCGTCGGGCATATCGTAGTCGATCTTGTCCACCCAATAGTTACTGCCGCCTTCAAGAATGGTAACCCACAGGTTCTCCAGCATGTCACCCCACCACTCGCGTGATGGGGCGTAATTGATCGTGATGTCGCGATTAGTCATAACGGACCTCCCCTACTTCTTTCTTGATCTGTGAAGCAATGTTCTTGAGCGCGCGATGGTCAGATGCCGTCTTGCTGGTCACGACCACAGCGCCGTCTTTGTGCCGCCAGAACAAATGTTTCTTCTGCCGCACAAGCGTGAAGTCATTTATCTTCATCAGGCGTTTTAGCTCTTTCTTCATTTGTCTTTCCTCTGGTTGGTTAGAAAAGATAGTCTTATATAGTTAATAGCATTGATTGCATCAGTCAACCCACCAGAAGAACTTTTTTCAGAAAAAGAGAGGGGGCTTACGCCCCCTTAGTTTTATTCTGCGGCTTCGACCTCTTTTTCATCGCGCAGGATCATGGCCATCTCTTCCAATGGCGTCATGTCCAGCCCAATGTGTTCAGCCGCACCACGGTAGCGGTTGAGCCACGCCGCAAGCTGCACTCCAGCCTGACGCCGCAACTCGGCCTGTGACTCTTCGCTCTCAGGATCGAACGGCTCGTAGCCACCACCCTGACGCCGTGTCGTAACCGGAGAAATGTACGCCGGATACTCAGTCACCTTAATGCGGCGCACTTCGCTTTCGATTACTTCGGTCTTAGCCACGATCCGCAAGCCCGATGCGAAACGCCGCGCCAAGTCGAGCTTGGATTCATTCAGCAACTCAGCATCACGCCCATGAAAAGCCTTGTAGGCTTCATGGTCTGGATGATCAGCCAGCCAATCAATGAACTCCTGCGGGACGTACATGTTCTTGCCTGTTTGGGCCATGTAATCGTCAATGATCCGCTGCTTCGTCTTCTTCGAGAAATAAGCCATTCGTTTTACCTCCACATAGCTTACGAACAATTTTACTGGTTTAACTGATCTCCTCATCAAATATGTTTTTTCTATTACCTACTTTGCCAACTTGCCAAGTTTTGCCAGTATCAACATTCATCATATCAAACCACTCATTATAATAGTGTGTTTTGCCTGACCTGCTATGGCCTTTATGTTGGAGATGAAACTTCACCAAATATTTTCCATTTTTACCACCATCCTGATCCCAGAATGTCTCTTTGTCCCTATTTCCATAGTATGGTCTGCCAACTAA